GAGGTCAGCCTTGCTTTGATTTTCATATTTTTCGAGTTGATTCCGTTAAATTGAAATCCCAAAACTGCCACCTCCTTATGCTGTCAGCACGCGGCCCTGGGCACGAGAACCGGTCTGCATTAAGTTATAAAGCTCCTGCGATACCTTTCGAATATCGTCCTCGCTACGTACCACCATTTGCTGTACGGTTACAAGCGAACCATACATACCCTCCATGATGGTAGAGCGACCTGTTGCACTGCTTTCTGTTAAAGCCTCTGCTGCACCTGCATCCAGTGAAAACTCTGTTGGAATAGAAGTCTCCATATCCTTAGCTAGGCCATTCATGACAGTATTGATGTCATCTGCCATACCTTCCGCAGCAAGCACTGCGTCTTTACCGTTTGTGTTGATTGCACCTGCTAAACCTTCTACTAACATTTCACCAACCCAGCCCATTTTCTTGGACGGAGATGCAATACCAAAGAAGTCACAGATACCATCCCAGATAGATGAAATCCAGCCAGACACCTTATTCCAAAGCCAAGAAGCCAAGGACTGGATACCTTGCCAGAGACCTCTCACCAGGTTTGCACCAACATCGGCAAGCTGAGATACGCCTTTTCCAAATGCGGACACTAAGCCACTTAAAATCTGCGGCACTGCTTTTACAATCTCCACGATGATAGTAGGTAGGTTCTTTATCAAGGAAATAAAGAGTGTTACACCTGCCTGAACAATCTGCGGAATACTGTTGATTAGCGCATTTACTACAGAACCGATGATTTCAGGAATTGCAGTCAATATCGTTGTGATAATTTCCGGCAGTGCCTGAATAAGCGCCACTAACAGTTCAATACCTGCATCAATAATCTGTGGAATTGACTCCAGCACTGCGGTTACGATGCCTTCAATAATCTGCGGAATAGCCGCTACAATCGCAGTAATGATATCCGGCAGTGCAGATACTAGCGAGGTCAAAAGCTGAATACCCGCATCGATAATCTGTGGAATGGCGCTAATTACAAAATCCACGATTGCAAGAATAATGGAAGGCAGTGCTTCAATCAGTACCGGAATTGCCTCCAGTAAGCCTTGTGCAAGGCCCATGATAAGCTGCAAAGCTGCGTCCAAAATAAGTGGTAGATTTTCTATCAGCGTTTGCACCACAGTAGTTAATATCTGAATGATGGTAGGAATCAGTTCAGGAAGTGCTGTGGCAATACCTGTCGCTAAGGTAGCAATTACCTGCATTGCTGCTTCTGCCAATTTAGGCAGTAAGCTAAGCAGGCCGTTTACCAACTCAAGCACAATCATCACTGCCGCCTCTGCTAAGGTAGGAAGTGCAGATACAATACCGTCAATCAAAGTAACGATAATATCTACGCCCGCTTCCAAGAGCGCAGGTAAGCTAGCCAACAGCGCCTGACCTATCATCGGGATAATGGTCGAAAGCTGGTTTAGTAAAACATCTACGATGCCCTTCATGCCTTCTGCAAAGGTCTCAGCGGAACCAGCAGTTCCTTCCAAAACACCCTGCAAGCCTTCTCCCATCATAGCAACAAACGGTACCATTTCCTTTAGTACGTCAGCTGCCATAAATTTTAATGTTGTCATAATCGGTTCTGCGATGGCGCCAAGCTGTGCATAAGCGTCGGTAAGCTCAGCCTGGGCACGTCTGGCGTCCATCACATCACCATTGAGTTCCTTATAATTTTCTGCTGCTTCTTCATACAGACCATTCAAAGTTCCGGTAATGAGAGCAGCTCGCTCTTGTTCAGAGGTACATGCATCCAAAGATGCCTGGAATTCATCTTCTGATAGACCGGCCCAGTTGAGCGCGTCTGCAAGAACACCGGTAAGCTGTCCGGTTTTCGCAGTCTCATTTGCTGCCTCCGTTAAACCTTCGATTGGAAGGCTATCACCAAAGGTAGCCCATACACCAGCAGCAATGTCTGTCCACTGCGTCAGCTCTTCTTCCGTTTCACATAGCTTAGCCAGATGGTTAACCGCCTCAACGCTTCGATCCTCTTCACCTAAAATAGAATAAAAATCAGTGTAGGCAGTACCTGCTTGTTCAGCAGTAAAGCCTGCGGTAGTAAAAGCAGCATCCAGCTTTGCCTGGTCTTCACGATATTCCTGTGTAGACTCCGCTAAATCCAGAAAGCTTTTGGTAAGTCCTGCAAGTGCTGCGCCGGCAGCTGCAACAGAGGCGCCAATAGCAACACCCATGCCTTTTACAACGGAGCCGACCTTTTCTAGCTTGGAAGAGGCATTGTCTGCATCTTTTGCAGCACCCTCCATTTCATCGCCAAACTTATCAGCCTGCTTTCCGGCTTGCTGCATTTCATCACCAAGCTCATCAATGGCACTTTCATTTTGCTCAAGCTCACGCTCCATTTTATTGAGCTCTGCTGTTGCATTGTTAAGTTGAATCTGCCAGTTTTGTGTTCTTCGGTCATTCTCACCAAAGGACTCCGCCGCATTAGAAAGCGCCGAGCGC